GGTGCATTTAAACACCTGAGCTTGGCTGATAAGAGGAAAATTGGTCACAACTATATTGAACAAGCTACACTAACCGACTTCGTTAATGGCGTGAATGGTCAGTTTGCAAATCACAGACTTAAGGTTGTCGAGGGGTTCTATGCTAAGGAAATATATGGTAGGGAAGGTCCGAATGGATTGGAAACTGAACAACTTACTCCTGATGGCATACTGGATCTGAGAAGCAAAGGTAGGGCAGTTGTATATGAACTGCACGACTCCAAAGGTTCTGATCTTGACGCCACATATGAACTCGCATGCGCTTTGGCAGAAATCGGTAAATTTGATAAACTTACCCTAGATTATGACACCTTTGCTCCTGATGGTTCTCTTAATGTTCAAATCATCATTGAACTTCCAGATTACGTGGGCGAAACGGCGACATACGATTCGCTCGTTGAAACCAAATATAATAACGCACTACAGGCATCAGATAGTTTAGTAGAAATCACGCCACCATCCACAGGTCCTCAGTAAAACCGTTATAAATAAAAGCATAAGTTCAAGGATAATCAATGGCACGTGTACTATCAATAGAAGATAAAGATCCAAATGTGGAAAGTATTATTACTTCTCGCACAAGATCGTATTCAGATATAGACTTGACTTTTGCTAAAAGACCATCTGGCGATATCTATAAAAAGAATGATTCGGCGGCGGTTAAACAAAGTGTTAAGAACATTGTTGCTACGGGAAGACTAGAAAAGCCTTTTGATCAGGACTTCGGTGCAGACCTTACGTCATTGTTCTTCGAATTGGCTGATGAGTCTATTGGTGATGAAGCAAGAGAACAGATAGAAAGTTCGCTTTATATCTACGAACCACGTGCTGAAGTTCTTGACATTAATGTAAATCTGCAACCAGATAGAAATTCGCTTTCTGTTTCAATTACTTTTAAGGTAGTTAATACAGAAGAAACTGTTACACTCAATACATTCGTTACGAGGTTAAGATAATATGGCTACCACAATTAAATCAACAGAGCTTGACTTCGCTACGATCAAGAACAATCTAAAGACAAACTTCGAAAAACATGCAGAGTTTTCTGACTATAACTTTGAAGGATCTGGCTTGTCTAATATTCTGGACGTATTAGCCACTAATACCCATTACAATGCACTTATTGCCAACTTTGCATTAAACGAATCATATTTGTCTACTGCACAACTTCGCAGTTCTTTGGTGTCTCTTGCAGAAGGTATTGGGTACATCCCTAAGTCGAAGACTGCATCTAAAGGTACGGTAACACTAACGACAAACACTGGTGACTTATCAGGAAGACCTTCAACACTATCTTTACCTACTGGAACTAAGTTTACAACTACTGTTGATGATGTTACTTACACGTTTCAAACTAGAGAGACAGTAACAGCAACAGACAATGGATATGGTTACTACGCATATAAGACCCCAGCATCATCTTTAAATATTGATGTCCTTGAGGGTCATTCTCACACTAAAACTTTCTTTGTAGGAACAGACAGTGTAGATGATGTTTATGTCATTCCAGACAAGAACATTGATATGGAAACTGCCGTAGTAAAGGTATATGAATCATCAACTGATACTACATTTACAAACTATATCAACATCTCTAAAGCTTCTACGATCAACGAGAATACTAAACTTTATATTATGAAGGAATCCCCTAATGGTTTCTACGAGATTACCTTTGGTGATGGCATAACTCTTGGTAAAGCACCTGTTGCAGGTAATAAGATTGTAATCGAATACTTGCAAGTTAGCGGATCTAAAGCTAACGGAGCTACGTCTTGGACTGCTAACAATAGAATATCTGTTCTTGGTTCAAACTATGATGTAACACCAGTCACTGTAATCAACTCTCTTGGTGGTGCAGAAGCAGAAACAATGGCTTCTATTCGTAAGAATGCCCCATTCCAATATGCCACACAGAACCGTATGGTTACGGCAGTCGATTACTCTACCCTTGTGTTGAGCAATTTTGGCACAATCATTAAAGACATTCAAGCCTTTGGTGGTGAAGATGCTCTTAAACCAGAATTTGGTACAGTGTTCTTATCAATCGTGTTTAACGCAGACGTGACGCAAGAAACTATTGCAACAACAAAAAACTCTATTGTAGATCTAACTAAGCAACTTGCAGTTGTGGGCTTTGATACGAAGTTTGAAGATCCAGTTACCACATTCGTTGAGACAGAGATCTTCTTCCAATTCAACCCTAAGCTTGGTGCATTGTCGTTGACAACCGTACAGGATAACGTACAGCTAGAAATTGAAAAGTATTTTACTCAAAATATCGGAAAGTTCAACCAAACATTCCGTAGATCGAATCTATTGAACGATGTTGATGAGGTTGACACGGCTGTTCTATCATCACGTGCTAACATCAAGTTGCAACGCAGATTTACTCCGACAACAAATAAGCTACAGGATCACACACTGAGATACCCTGTTGGAATTGCAGAGGCTGATGATAAAAATGTCATTGTCAAGTCAACGCCATTTAACTTTAATGGTACGACATGTAACATACAAAACAAACTAGGATCCAATAAACTTCAAATCATTTCGTTAGGCAGTCAGATTGTGCAATCGGATAACATTGGTTCATACAGTTCCGCAACTGGAATTGTTAGCATCGTTGGCCTTAACGTCAATGCTGTTATTGGCGGAAATCAATTCATCAAGGTAAGTGTTGTCCCTGCCAATCAATCTGCCGTTAGTCCACTAAGAAATGACATTCTTGAATATGACTCAGGTCCATCATTTGCTACAGGAGTTGTGGTATCTACCACATAATAAACACGTATGTCAAAAGATAAAACATTAAAAGATAATAATAGAAGGGAGCTTTCCCTACAGGATCACAATTCTGTAAAAGAAGTTCTACCAAGTTACTTTATAGAAGAGTATCCTAAACTAGTATCTTTCCTTGAAGCATACTATCAATTTGAAGACAGTGATGTCTCACCTTCTAAATTAGTAAGTGATCTATTTGTTAGTAGAGATATCACCGCAACAGATCTGACTAACCTATCGTTTATCGAAGACGAGCTATTACTTGGACAACAATATTTTGAGGGCTTCCAAAACAAACGTGCGGCGGCTAAGTATTCTAACACACTATATAGATCTAAGGGCACACTATACTCTATTGAGCAGTTCTTTAGAACTTTCTTTGGCATTTCTCCCGACATTGTTTACACTAAGGAAAATGTCTTTAATGTTGGTGAAAGTGCTTCAACTATTGGATCCGAATCGCTCAAGTATCTTATTGACGATAAACTATATCAGAAGTATGCACTGCTTGTCAAGGCTCCTATTCCTATTAGTGAGTGGAAAGAAGCGTATAAACTATTTGTGCATCCTGCTGGCATGTATATCGGGGGTGAAGTACAAATTGTTTCTGAGAACGTACAAGATCTCCTAGTTATGCCCACAGTGGACTTGGTTGCAAACACAGATCCTGTCGTTGAAGGTATTGCTACAGCAATCTTTGGTGGTCAACTCGAAGCAACAGGAATTGTTCCAACTGATACACGTGTGGATCTACTACGAAAACTACAAGATTATGAAAATATCACACTTGAACAGATTGATAGAAACTATGATACGATTGAAGAGTGGGCTGGGACACAGTCTCCAACGTTTGACGAAGATAGTGCTGGGATTGACTACCGTACACCAAGAATGTCTACAGATTTAGACACATTTGATGAAGTTAATTTCCCTTGGTACGACAGTGACTCCGCATAAGCCTTATAAATAAAGATAACAGATTTAGAATAGAGATCAACCAATGGCAAGACAGAACATAGACAGAGGCACTAATGCTAATGACGGAACTGGCGATACTCTCAGAGTAGCTGGTCTTAAAATCAATCAGAACTTCGCAGAAGTTTATGAGATGCTTGGTGGCGACTCAGGTGAGTTGAGCGCAGGTATCACTATGACTGATCAGGGTATTGTCTTTGAAGGCACTAATGTCGATCAGCATGAGACAACTTTG